AAAGCCCGTTTGCAACAAGCAGACAAACGCTTCTGGGCCGGCGACAACATTTCAGACTTTATTAAAGACGGCGAAAAGCAAGTACTAATTGACGAGCTTGCTGTTAAGTTTGAAGACGTATTACAAGGTCTTGTAATAGATACAGAAAACGATCCTAACAGTAACGGTACAGGTAAACGTCTTGCAAAGATGTATATCAATGAACTAATGGCAGGACGTTATGAACCAATGCCGCCTGCAACAGCATTTCCAAATGATAGCGAAGATCGTTATGAAGGTATGTTAGTTGTCAGAAGTGAACTTACAAGTATGTGTTCACATCATCATCAAATTGTAAAAGGTGTTGCGTACATTGGTATTATTGCCGCAGACAAATTAATTGGACTAAGTAAATACACCCGTATTGCTCAATGGTGTGCTGAACGTGGTACCCTACAAGAAGAACTTGCTAACGATATTACCCGTGAAATACAAAAAGCAACAGGAGCAGAACACTTAGGTGTTTATGTACAAGCAACACATGGTTGTGTTGAGAACAGGGGTATTAAGGCACACAGTAGTCTTACACAAACAACTGTACTCAAAGGTGCGTTTAAAGATGACGCAGGTACTAAGAAAGAGTTTATGGATAACATTAAACTACAACAGGAGTTTGCTTGTGGAAAGTAAAGAGAAAAAATTAAGATATTCAGAAGCATTTTACAGTGTACAAGGTGAAGGTAAATTTGTAGGAGTGCCTAGTGTGTTTCTACGTACATTCGGTTGTAACTTTCGTTGTATGAACTTTGGTTTACAAAATGAACCTATGCGTGACGAAAAGCAAAAGGCTGGTATTATCCGTAATCAGGAAGTACAAGATTTGTTAGACGCTGGCGTACATGAAACTACAAAAGAGTTTAACGACTTACCTATTATACATACAGGCTGTGATACATATGCTAGTATCTATCCTGAGTTTAAGAAGTTTAATAAACAAGCAACTGTTGACGAAGTAGTTGAACATTTACTATCACTTACTCCTAACGGTAAGTGGGTACAAGATAACGGTCAAGATGTACACTTGATCATGACAGGTGGTGAGCCGTTGTTAGCGTGGCAACGTCTTTACGTAGAGCTGTTCGAACATCCACGTATGCAGGATTTAAAAAATGTTACATTTGAAACAAACACTACACAACATCTACACGAAAATCTCTTTAACTATCTCAACGATCAGGACAGAATCCAAGTCACTTGGAGTTGTTCCCCAAAACTTAGTGTTAGTGGAGAACCTTGGGATACTGCTATTAAGCCTGATGTGGCTAGTGAGTATCAGCTTGTTACTGATAGCGACATGTATCTTAAGTTTGTTGTCGCTACTCAAAGCGACTTTGATGAAGTTAAAAGAGCTGTGGACTCTTACAGAGGTGCCGGGGTGGAATGTCCGGTATATCTTATGCCGTTGGGTGGACGTAGTGAAGAATACACCCTCAACGTTAAAGATGTGGCTGAAGCGTGTATGGCAGAAGGATGGCGATTTACCCCCAGACTCCATATCAGCTTATTCGGAAATGCCTGGGGAACTTAATAAAGTGAACAAGTATAAAAACGAACAACATAAAAAAGCAATGGAGGCTCCTATTAAAGATCCTTCAGAAGCAATTAGAAAGGCGGGATGGTGATGAAGAAATGGTTAAAAGACATAACTGGTGTAAGTGCCAAAGAAGAAGCTATCGCTAAAAAAGAAAAAGAAGTTAAAGATGAAGAAATGAAACTTCTTAAAAAGAAAGACCCTAAGGCTTACGCAACAAGTAAGAAAGAATCTTGGGTCAACGTACTCGACATGAAAGTAAACAAAGATAATATCCGAAATGGATTCTTTGAACTTGATTGGAATGAATACTTTATCGTAGAACTTAAACAAAATGGATACGGGGTCGATGGCGATCCTGAAGAACAAATTGTAGATAGATGGTTTAGAGATATTGTATACGGTATGTTAGAAGAGCAAGGTCAAAGCACAGATGTAGGAGCAGGATATATTAATGTTGTTCCACTTGACAAGGACAAAAGCGAAATATCATAATGCGTGATGATCTAATGGTACAACAACAAGTAGCAAATGTATGGCAACATATGGTCGGTGTTATTTGTTTAAATTGTACAAACCGTAAACAAGTTAAAGCAGTACTACCTACGTTCTTTAGCAAGTGGAGTACACACGATAGTTTTGTACACGCAGGGCGTAGAGAAATTGAAGAAGTAATTGCTCCTTTAGGTATGAAACATGTACGAGCAGAAAGATTGTATCGTATGAGTGAACAGTTTAAAGATTGGGACGGTGAAGATGCTACACAACTATACGGAATTGGCAAATATGGTAGTGATAGTTATGAATTGTTTTACAAAAAAAGAGTACCAAACAATATTGGTGATCACGAACTGAAGCGTTATGTAGATGAAGAATTTAATGGTTGACACAAGCCAGATCTGGTGCTATAATACTACTATAAATTACACAAAGGCAAACTAATATGAGTACATATATTCTTGTAGACACAGCAAATACATTCTTTCGTGCTAGACATGTAGTACGAGGTAGCATAGATGATAAAGTAGGTATGGCACTACACATTACACTAGCAGGTGTTAAGAAAGCATGGAATGACTTTGACGCAGATCATGTTGTATTCTGCTTAGAAGGACGTAGCTGGCGTAAAGACTTTTACGAGCCTTACAAGGCTAATAGACAAGTTGCTCGTGATAAGATGACTGTAACTGAGTCAGAAGAAGATAAAATCTTTTGGGAAATATTTGATGAGTTTAAAGACTTTGTTACAGACAAAACAAACTGTACTGTTATGCGACATCCTGAACTAGAAGCAGATGATCTTATTGCCGGTTGGGTACAATCACATCCTGAAGACAATCATATTATTGTTAGTACTGATGGTGACTTTGCTCAACTTATTGCTCCTAATGTAAAACAATATCACGGTGTAAACAAAGAAACAATTACACTTGAAGGTTACTTTAACGACAAAGGTGAACGTGTAATAAATAAGAAAACAGGATTAGAAAAAGAAGCACCTAATCCGCAGTTTATGTTATTTGAAAAGTGTATGCGTGGAGACACTAGCGACAATGTGTTTAGTGCTTATCCAGGTGTACGTACAAAAGGTACTAAGAACAAAGTAGGCTTACTAGAAGCATTTGAAGATAAAGATCGCAAAGGCTTTAATTGGAATAATATGATGCTACAACGTTGGATAGATCATAACGGTGACGAACATCGTGTATTAGATGACTATCAACGTAATGTTGTATTATGTGACTTGTCAGCACAGCCTGGTAACATTAGAAGTATTATTAATGATGTTATCGAAGATGCTATTGAACAACCTAAACAAATTTCGCAAGTAGGACTTTATCTTATGAAGTTCTGTGCTAAACATGATATGCAAAGAATTGCGGAACAGGCTCAGCAATTTGCTGAACCGCTTAACGGAAGATACATAAAGGAAGCAGTATGATAAAAGCAAAACCTATTTTAAAAAATAAATTTTGGATTATTGAATCTAACGGCAAACGCATTGGTACTTTGTCTAAAGAAGATGACAAACGGCTTATGTATAGTTGTAGTACAGGTACTGAATACTTTAGTGACACAAAACAATTTAATGCTTATATAGGTAATATTAGTTGGGATAAAACAAGAATATCAGACGGCAGTAGTATTGAAAAAGTAATTCATGGATTTGCTACAAGTGGTACACCTTATAACGTAATGTATAATGTACAAAAGAAATTACCATTGTTTACTAAAAGTAAAAAATCTAAGAGTTTGTATGCGGCAGGTTATTATATTATTAAATTTAATAAAGGTTGGGTAAGAAGTTTTTGTCCTAAACTAGTTACACTTGAATCATATGAATATAAAGGTCCTTTCAAGACTGAATTTACAATGAGGCAGGAGTTAAGTAATGCAAACAAACGATCCAATTAATACAATGCCTATTCAGGCATTTTTAGCACAAGTAAAAAGTGCTGACAATTCAAATGCTAAAGAATTAAAAATGGATATCACTAGTGCTAAAAATTTAGCAACTACACTTGGTATTGTTATGGCTAACCAACAAGGACGTTTAGAAAAACTTGTTATTGAAAATAAAGGTGACGCTAACGAAACTGTTACAATAAGTATGGATGGCGGAGCAGGCTGGAAATGAAGTGGTTTATTTTAGTCATTTTTTTACAACAACCTAGCATTTATGTTTTTACTGATCCTACATTTGAAACTGAGGATCAATGTGTAGGTAGTATTACTGATCCACAATTTTATCCCACACTAGTTGCTAAGTTATTACAAGAATATCAACAACCTTTGGCAATAAGAAATGTAATCTGTATTGACGAGAAAGAACTTAAAGACGTACTAACTGAATTAAGTAGTAAATCTGCTTAATAGTAGTAGTTTTCTTCTACAAAAGAGATAAATATATACGTAGTTAATTAAAGGATTACGTATATGAGTAGACCAAAACCAACAATATTATTAGAGTATGTAGACAAAGCAACATATAAATCTGAGCAAGTTTTAAAGTCAGAAGCAATATGGGCAGTGTTCTATCAAGGGAAACCTTTCAACTTAAAAACATCAAATTCAATCACAAACTATCCAGGACCTAAGTATAAGAAAGTTTCTTTTAGTAATCCGGGTCACGCACACAATCTAGCTAAAAAATTAAATGATACATTTAAGTCAGATGAGTTTGCTGTACACAAACTAACAGCAGGTGAAGTAGTAACAGAAGAATGAACTGGAAAGAAACTTATACTAAGATCTTTCTAAAGCAAGCAGATGTTGCCGTTAGTGACGCTAATGTTAAACAGCATATGTCTGACTGGTGGCAGAATACTAGAGAAAAGTCCGAAGGTGGTCTAAGGCTAACTGATGCGGGCTTTGAATTTATTACTACTAAACTAGACTTGCAAACATACGAAGTACCATTTCCAAAAGACTTCAAAATGACTACACAGACTGTTATCTTTTTAGATAAGTTTATCACATGTCCATACTACTTAACTGGATTTAGTATATCTGTAACCGACGAAAAGAAGGCTATGGAACTACATTTATTCAGCGGAGACCTCCGTAAATACGGTTTAAATAAAGCAATTAACCGCCAAAACTAGTACACATACCAACAAAAATGCTTAAAAAGCAGTTTAAGAGCCGTTTAGACGGTGAAACCATACGTTTAAGGCGCCTGTCGTAATGGTTATTTTATAGGGTACAAAGTTAATAAAATGTTAAAAAGTAACCAAAAGTGGTTGACTTTAGAGTATAACGAGTGTATTATATATACATACTTAGAAATTAAGTATGGCACTGATGACAACAAAAGAGGAATATAACATGGATAATATTACACTACGTACAGTTTCGCCTAATGGGGCAAAGAAAAGCATTAAAAGGGCATTTAAGAAAAAGCGTCCTGTTTTTATGTGGGGTCCTCCAGGTATTGGTAAGTCTGACATTATTAGTCAAATTACTAGAGAATATACAAACTCACACCTAATTGACATTCGTTTGTCGTTATGGGAACCTACAGATATTAAAGGTATTCCATATTTTGATAGCAACGCAGGTACAATGGTTTGGGCACCACCAGCAGAACTTCCAAATGAAGAGATGGCATCTAAGTACGATTATATTGTATTGTTCTTAGACGAAATGAATTCTGCGGCGCCGGCAGTACAAGCGGCGGCTTACCAACTTATTCTTAACAGACGTATTGGGCAATACAAATTACCAGACAACGTTTTGATTGTTGCGGCTGGTAATAGAGATGCTGACAAAGGTGTTACTTATAGAATGCCTGCTCCGTTGGCAAATAGATTTGTTCACTTAGAACTAGCAGTTGATTTTGATGACTGGTTCCAGTGGGCTGTAGATCACAACATACATACTGATGTTGTTGGTTATTTGACATTTAGCAAGAAGGACTTGTATGACTTTGATCCTAAGAGCCCAAGTCGTTCGTTTGCTACACCTCGTTCTTGGTCATTTGTTTCCGAGCTTATCGAAGACGATGATGATGAGAATACCACTACCGATTTGGTAAGTGGATCTGTCGGCGAAGGACTTGCCGTTAAGTTTATGGCGCATCGAAAGATTGCTTCGAAACTTCCTAACCCTACTGACATACTTGAAGGTAAGGTTAAGGATATCGAGACTAAAGAAATCAGTGCCATGTATTCCTTGACTGTCTCACTTTGCTATGAACTTAAAGACGCTTGTGATAAAAACGATAAAAAGTTTGATTCGAAAGTTAATAACTTTTTACGTTTTGCAATGGATAACTTCGACACTGAATTGGTTGTAATGGGTATTAAGTTAGCCCTCACACAATACTCACTTCCAATTGACCCAGATGAGGTAGAGTGTTTTGATGAATTCCATGAGCGTTTTGGCAAGTACATTACTGCCGCACAGGAGGCGTAAGCCTCAGAGTTTTGGACATTTCTCTACAAAAAAATGTCCATTTATCCTTGACATTTAGTATTAAATACTATATAATATAAGGACAATAAGGAATTTAGAGAGGCATAATATGACAATAGATACAAAAGGTTTTCAACCAAATCCAGACATTACACCTGAAGAACTAGAAGCTATGAGAATTGATGTAGCTGATAGAATTATTGTTGCTCGTGTTGGATTGCTTCTTAGACACCCATTCTTTGGCAATATGGCTACTAGGCTTATTGTTAAAAACTGTGATGATTGGTGTCCTACTGCCGCTACAGACGGCAGACATTTATATTATAATACACAGTTCTTTAATGCTATGAGCAATAAGGAAATAGAATTTGTAATCGCACACGAGATTTTACATTGTGTTTTCGATCATATTACACGTAGAGAAGATCGTATTCCAGTACTACACAATATCGCATGTGATTACATCGTAAACAATACACTAGTACGTGATAAGATTGGTGAAATGGT